AGGTACTCGTCTTGCATTCGGTCGTCCGTTGATTACCTAGGTATCATAGCACGGTCAGGGGGTCCGTGTCAAGGGTATGACGCAATGATATTGGAAATGGAATTATTTGATGTGATGCCAACATTCAAACTGTTGCTAGATTTATTCAAAGACCACCATTCTAACTGAGCTGAATGTTTATATCCCTTCAATATGGTTGCATTATTAACATGAGTTGCCATTCCAACATATTCACTATCATATTGTGCTTTGAGAGACGAGAGACTATTTGCAATACCAGTGTACTCAGCGCATCCAGGAGCTGCAAATGCAAATACTGTTCCAGCAGAAGATCCACCTCCTCTTGTATAGGTTGTAATTTTACCAATTCCAGTATTTGAAGACGTAATACTAACATATCCTTCACCTTCTAGAGGATTATCTCCAGAGGCATCTAAAGTTTCTAATTTTGGATATCGATACGCCTCCAAGGTATCATATTTAATGACACCATAGATAACAGTGGTTGCAGATCCATTATTAATACCAAAAGTTGACCCATAAGCAGTTGCTATACCACTCACTAAATCTCCATAAAGTGTATTAAGAATAAATGTCCCAAGTGCAATATTTTTACTGTAACAATCTGATGCAAGACCAGTATTTCCACCAACAGTTGCAATATCCAATTGTCTTTGCTTAACTTTATTAAACAAAGTCAAAGCAGCGTTATCAACTGAAGTGCATGGCGCTTTCCATTTAGCAACAGTTTCACTTGCAATACCAATAGCTTCTGGTAGTGGACCGACAATCGCTGCACCACCAACTGTATTTGAGTTTGTTAAAATTTCATTAATAGTGAGTGTTGTACTTGCAAATCCCATTCTACTTATCTCCCACGTTTAAATTCAAAAAATCTTGTCCAGGATAATCTTTTGGAGATTCTCCCTCATACTCTACGACCAACTTCGCTAAATCTTTTCTCTCCGCATAAACTGTATAATGACAATTTATAAGTTCTCCATCTCTATTTTTAATCTTGATGGTTTTAGACTCATCGATTGTTTCTACAAAAAGTTCTTGATAGCAACCTACAGGAGTTAAGTTTACAGTAATTGTATCTGAGTTGACAAGTCCTTCCCAATAATCTGGAAGTTCAATAATATTTTTATTTTCAAGTTTTCCACGATAATAAACACCAATTTCTGGACCTTCTAAAGAAACATGGCGCAATCGATGTCCTTCTTTAGATGGATGTGGAATGTCAAATGATTTTGCTGGTAATGTCTTTGCAGTAGCAATATCTGCATCAAGTCGTGTAATTGTTGTTCCAGTAATTACTCCATTTGCAATGACAGGTCCATTACAAATAATTTTATCATTTACAAGCACTTGCCCACTTAGAATAGTATTTCTAGATTGTATTCTAAATGTTGGAATTTCACCTTGACTGTGAGCAAGTGTCATTAGTTGGGTTGCAACTCCATTACAGTAAAAACCAACATAATTTGCACTATTATTAAACAGAACCATTGCAAGGTCTGTAAGTTGGAAAGAAGTGTCTGTTGGTAAATCTGTTGACCACTTAGGAGCACCAGATCCTACAGATGGTTCAATTTCAAAAGATACAGCATCGTAATTATAATCACCACCTAAACTTTGTGGACCTGTAAATGTTCCATAGTTTTTAAATTGAAACCCAGCCATTATTCTTCAATCTCCGTTACTAGTCTTGAAACATCAATACGTGTAGCAAACACATGAAAATAGCAATCAATTGGAATACCACCATTTGATTGTAAATGAATTACGTTATCTGCAATTCTTTTTACAATTATATTTTGATGTGCGCCAATAGGTGTCAAACTAACAGTAATTGTAGTTGGATCAACCAGTTTTTCCCAATATTCTGGCAAATAGATTGCAGTTTTATTTTTGATTCTACCTCTAAAATAGACTCCGTTTTCTGGGCCTTCCAAACATGCATGAACTAATTTTGTTCCTGTTTTTGTTGGGTGGTCAATAATGAAGTTTTTGGTTTTTGCCATTAAAACTTCTGTGTAAATTATTTTTGATTTGATAAGTTTGACGGTTAGCAGCGTATCAACTTTTAAAAAACTTTTGATTCGTGCATATGTTTTTACCAATAGGGCATAAATTGGTCTTGGAATTTTTAGATTTCCTGATGCTTGCCCAAGTATTGTTGCACCCTCTGCAATCGCAAATTCATTAACATCACCGACTTGTAATGGACCTTCAACATAAGAAGAACCTGGAGTTTTTAGTGGGCCTACTCCCAATGCTTTTGGAATCTTATCTTCACCACAAACCAAATGTTGTCCGTCATAAATGTGTGTTTCATCAAATTGAAAAGCCATGATTCCTCCTTATTTTATTTGACCAGGTTTTTTTCTTGAATTTGTTGCAGATGAAGCGCCGTTGACCATAGATGAAAGTATTTGCATACCTAATTTTCCATCTAAAGTCAAAACACCAGTTGACATTAACTTGAGTGATTGCTTTCCATTCAAAGTAATATTTTTTCCAGTAATCTTTAGATCTTGATTTGCTAAGATTTCACAAAATCCCTCCGTGCCAGCACCAGACGCTGTAATTTCAACATCCAATCCTTCAATACGTACTTTACCATTCCTTGCTCTAAGAATTACATCACCATTTTCAGCATTGAGAAAAAGACCATCTTGACCTTTTTCCAAATCTTCGCCTGAATTTAATTGAATAGCACCGGGAGCATTGATTGTAGTCCAACCTTTGCGAACTCCATCTTCCGTTAAATCGATAAAATGTCTTCCATCCAACCCCTGAAGTTCAACACTTGACGTTACATCACCAGTTGGACTCAACGACCCAAAAGAAAGAGCACCATTCATAGCACTCATTATTTGAGTCCAAAAATTTCTTTTACTTGCCATAAAATAAGATGAATGATTCTAATATTTATTGAGATATACTCTCTCTTTTGGTATCATAAACTCTGACTACTCCACCAGTATTTCTTCTTCCAGCATACTTTAATCCATTTTCAAAATAAACATTACCATAATATTCCTTTCCACCAATATATCCTTGAAGTGTTAGTCCGACCAAATCATAGACTTTAATAACAGTATCATCGGGTGATTCTGGTTCTGTTGGGTCTCGTGTAATTTCAAACACTGGAACAAAAGAAGCATTAAGACCCGTATCCCTTTCCATATAAATGGATGGCAACTCTTGGTAACATCCTTTACTTACAACATCGACTCTTGTGATTCTACCAAAAGAATCGCAACTGTATGATAATGTCGCTCCATTTGATGGAGATATTACTAGTCTATCGATACTACAGTTATAGTTAATTCCTGGATTTGTAATAAGAACTCTTTTCAAACAAACTCTGGCTAAGTATTGTGGAACTGTACCCAAAGAAAAATTTGCAGATTGCTTTGATTGTAAGTAACCCCTACCGCCATCTAAAACAATAACTTCAATGACAACACCCCGTTCAACAATTGCCTGAAGAACTGCGCCACTTCCATTATCACAATCATCAATAACTTGTACTCTTGGTGGACTTGAATATCCAAATCCTCCAGAAATAACGTCAACAGCAATGATAACGCCATTAGCATCTATAATTGGATTTGCTTTTGCACCAATTCCTTCACCATCAAAGAAGTTAATTCTAGGTGGACCGCAAGGTTGAAAATCAGTATTACATGCATCAGTTCTTAATAAATCTTTGACAGATAATTCATTTACTTGATTAATTGTCAGATAATTAATTTCTCTATCACCATCAACAAAAATAAAGGTTGTTCCTGGATTGAACCTTTCATACTCATTTGCTTGCTCAATTGATAAATCATGAACATAACCCTCAGTTCTACTGATGTATCCAACTTTAATATTATCAATTGATGGTGGGACGATTTGCATTGTTATTTCTCCTATGCCACATCATTGGGAACAACATATGTTCCTTCTGCTGCTGTTCCAGCGCCAGTTAAAGTTCCTCCACCAGTTGCTTGTGCTAAAGATTTCTCTTGTGCAACTTGTGCAACAGCAACTGGATTAGGTTCATCAGTTCCTGGTTTTCCGCTACCACCTTCTTGTAATGTATGAGTATCGTTTGCCGAACATTTTGGCAAAATATCACATGAGAAGAATGATGTGATTGCACTTACAAATCCAAGTGCAGCTCCTATATCAAACCCACCACCACCTAAAGAACCCGTATTTAAAAGACCAGAAACACTTAATGAACCTAGATTTAATGGTGTGATAAGATCTGAAGATTGAGATTGTGCTCCGCCGTCATTTACACCAACACCTGCTAAAGTGTTTTGAATGTCTGCAACAATTGGCGAAATGGCAGCATCAAACCCTTGTACAATATCATTTAAATTTTCACCAAGAACACTGCCAACAAGTTCTTCTACAGAGCAAACTGGTGTTGGATTATAATGATTATCTCTCACTAACCAAGGAATATCTGGAAATCTGTCCGCATATTCTGGTGGTGGAGGAGACTGTTGACTTTTTCTCTTAAGAGAATCTTTTAATGCTTTTTCTGCAGAATCGCATAATGATAATCCAATTTTATTGAAGATACAAGAAATTATTTCTAATCCTTTTATTAATTTTTCAAGCCATTTAATTCTTGTTGATGGTGGTGTAAGTTTGAATAATGGTTGAAGAATTTTGGTATACAAGTCAGATATGAAATCCTGTATTAATTGATAGATTGTTTGTAAAAATTTTGCAATTTGACAAGCAGCATCTTTAAGCATCCTATTAATTTGATTGATTGCACTGATAGCACTATCAATCACACTCAATCCCGCACTTATTGCAGATTCATAATCTTGTATTGCTTTTTGAATTTTTTCAATTTCTTTTGTTACTCTTTCAATTTCAGTTTGAACTCCTTTTAACGGAGAACTTTTATTTGGATCTGGACAGAGTAAGGTATGTTTTCTTTTTAAAACTCTATCCTTCTTCTTATCACCTGCAGTTTGTTGATGTGGAGCTGCTGGACTTTCTTTTGTTGGAACTGCATTTGGTGTGGGTGGATTTGCTGGATTATTTCCTCCTGTTGGAGTTCCAGATTGACTTGTACCTGATGGTCTCTCAGTTGCTAAATCATTATCTTTTACTTTTTTTGTTGCATCTGGTGATTGATTTCCATGACCACTCTGAGATGTATAGTTTTCACCACCATTCACTGCGGTTTTGGGTGTTTTTTGAATTTGGGGATTTGCTCCCAACACACCCATGATTACAGGAACTTGTTGGTCTTGCCCATCTAGAAAAAATCCAAAAACAAACATTCCCTGTTTAATTGCAGGAGTTTGATAAGAACTACCTTGGCCGCCACCTGCAGTTATGGGATACATGACTTGAGCCCAAGGAAGTTGATCAGATGGAATTGTTTCCTCTTCCTTATCATGAAGACCAATGATTCTTACCTTGTACCTATATCCCCATCCAGGTACTTCACCACTACTTTTATGTTTGCCTTCTTTTAAGTTTTCTCTCCATGTGGAATCGTCGGCAACTTGACCAACCCACCATAAAAAGTTTGCGCCTAAAAATCCAGGATTAAAGAGAGAACCACCTTCCATTTAAATCAATCCTCGTAAATCCTACACTCCGATGCATCTGGATGTTCATCACAGTACATCTCAAATACTGTTGGATCATGCTCTTCATCAGGATGTTTCGCTTGATATTTTTCAAGATGATCTAACTCATCTTCCACATGACGACGCATTTGTGGAGAAATTGTTGGATTTTCTAGCATATCTTTATCATCATTAATATGCTGTTGAATACTTCTGTCTGTCATTGTTATAGTGGAACGCGATTGGTGTGATTACCTTTTCTTCCAAAAGAATCTCTCACTAGGTTTAGTTTTGTATAGGTTTCAGTTGAAGAAATGTAGTGACATAGATCAGCTATAATATATAGACCCCCATATTCCTTATTGACTTCATCATTTTTTTCTGGTCTGAGTCCTGGTGTATCTAAAAAGATAACATCTCCAGCATGTAAAGAAAAATCTCCAGCAATCGTAATTGTCTGCATACCTGCAAACATTTGATTGTATCTACGAATTGCTTGATTCAGAACATTTTTGGATTCGAAATTTTGTTCTGTTGATTTCTCAATTTGTTGTTTTGTACTACCTGTTGGAAGAGTTCCCTTGTCAATTAACATATAAGTTGTGCGAGTAAAATCACTTTTAAACTTATCATTTAATTTTGGCAAATCTTTTCCTGCAAGTTTTGTTCCTTTCTTAGAACTTTCTGCTGTTTGCTTAACAACTTCATAGTAGCAGTTAAATGGATCAAA